CCCACACGTCCGAGCTGATGACGCTTGACCGACCCTCTTCCTCGTTGCCAAGCGGCTTGCCAAGGTAGTAATCCATCGCACGCGCCTGCTCTTCGGCCGTCTCCGGGCGCGCTGCGCGTGACTCCTGATGCTCAATGAATGAGCGCAGGAGGTCGTCGTCCATCTTGGGCATCAATCAGCCTTTGGCTTGCGGCCGCGTTTTGGCTTCGGGTCGGCCTGTTCTGGCGTCTCACCAATCGTGAAAACACGATCAAGATCAACCGCAGGCGCATCATCAGGAGCGTGCCAAACAGCGGGCTCCACGTACACCATGGCCACGCCTGCCGCCTGCTCAGCACGCAATGCGTTAATCATGTCCACGATGCCAGGTAGCCCCATGGACTCAGCCTCGTCATCAGGCAGCAAACGCAGCGGCTCGGCCTCTGCTGCCAGGGCCGCGATTTGGTCTTCGATGGTCATCTAACGAATTTCCGTTGAATCTTCGGGAGCGGCTGAAGCGCTCTCGGGGGCTCATAAACAATGCACATCAAGCCGAACGAGTCAGCCCCGTGGCTTGACCAATCGTGTTCGGGACCTAAGCCGATGCCGCGAACCTCGTCGCGCTTCTCGTGATACCAACCAAGCGCAGCGCGCCCAGCTTCTGTTGTCGCCTCATTGAAGCGAATGGCCGGGAACAGCCTGCGAGCCGCCTCAACGCGGGATTTCGCAGCGCCTTTGCCCTGGTTCGGCACCACTTCAACCTCGTAGCCGGCTGCCTTGAAAGCCTTCTCATACGAGGTGTCATTAACCTTGTCTTGCTGGCTGCCATCGTGAGGCAGCCACACCTTGCACTTGGCGGGTTTGTAGCCGCGCTCGTTGAGCCATTCGAGGTGGGCCGCCATTGGCTGGCCCTGCGTCTCGTAGTAGTCCAGAACCCGCACCTCAAGCCCGACGAACTGCGCGGCCCAGATGGTGAAAGCGTCAGCCCTTGCGCCAGTGCCGCCAATGTCCACAAACAACCGGATCGTTAGCAGTGGATCGGCAGGCACAAAGCCAATCCGGCCCTCTGCCTTCGCCCTGGTGAGGTCGCCAGCCCAATAAGCGCCTTCGACCACCGTGGCGTATTCGCCTTCCCAAATGTGCCCGTACTGGTCGGGCCGTTCAATCAAATCTGTCTGCCGGTCCCGCTCCAGCTTTGCCGGGAACTTCGGGTTGTCGCGCCAGTTCAGGTCAACAATCTTGACCCTCTCACTCTTCGACTGACTAAACCGCTTCTCAACTGCTGCCGTCTTGCGCTTTGGGTTCCATGTCACCCAAAGTTCTGCACTCCAACCATCGCCCTCTTCACGCAGCGTTGGTATCAGCGTCGTAAACGCCTCATCTGTGACTGGCTCGGCCTCATCAACCCAGCACAGGAGCAAACGCCCCTTCGATTTGATGCTGGCGATGTTCCGATCCAAGCCGGCGAACGCAAACGATATGCGCCCGTCTCGGCTCTTGATGTACTTGTCGCCAATCTCGTAGTACGCCGCGAGGAATGGCTCGTCCTCAATGGACCGCTTAACCTCTTCGAGGCTCGAATCCTCCAGCGAGTTCATGAACTGGCGAGCGCACAGGATGATTCCGCTTATGCCTGCGTTGCCAAAGATGTAGCCTTTGACTGCCGCCATCTTGGCAAAGCTGCGAGTCTTCGCCGAACCCCGGCCACCCTTTGCGCCCCTGACATCAGCCTCACCCTCGAAAACAGGGATCAGCTTGTCGGGGATTTCAACCCGGACTGTTGCTACCACTCGCCCTCATTGGCACCAGCTCAATGCGCCCAACAACTTCAATGCCGCCGCCATCCTTGCCGGTCAGCTCCACAGCCGACAGTTTCGGGTGGATGTAAGGCGCAGCATCCTTGGCGCACTCCTGGGCCATCCCGCGAAAGCGCAGCAACTCCTTGTACTGGTCGAACGCGTCGGGTATCTCTGCGCCAACTTGCATCAGGTTGCCAAGCACGCGGTGCGCCTCGGTGTGCGCGAACGTCATGTTGTCCAACATCACCTCAAGCGGCGTGAGCCCGGACTCCGCCGCCTTGTTGGCAACGTCGCGCGTCTTCTTGCTTGCGCTGCCAGGCTTGCGGCCCGCATTCTTTCGGGCGCCACCCCTACCGGTTGAATTTGTTTGATTGTTTTCAGACATGGCGCCTTCCCTTGCGGGGTCCGGTGCTGTTGATGATTGCCCCGCCTGCCGCGCCATAAAACCGGGGAGCACCGGGAAAGGTGGCGCTTACCAAAGCATCGGGGCATGCTGCTGATTCGCTCAGTCAGCTCGCGGTGTAGGTGGCCCGGACGTGCTATCGCTAGGTACAGCAGGTGCGATTGGTCGAAAGACGCCGGGCCGAAACGCAAAAAAGCCACCGAGATTGCTCATGGTGGCTTTTGTTCAGGCGAGTTTATCCCGCTTGGCCCGCATAGTACAACGCTTCAGTCTGGTCTGCAAGCTCTTTTTTCACCATTTCGCGCCAAAGTGCTTCCTTGGCTTCCTTGATGACCTTGACGGCATCCTCGCTGGGTATGCGAGCAGATCGCCACACGCGGACGGAACAGAGGTTGCGGGCCTCCATGGACAGCGCGGCTTGGTAGAGGTGCGGCAGGCGTTCGATCACCTCCCCCACCGCCTTGGCTGTGCTGATGTCTGCGGCTGCGTCCAATGCACCATTGGTGTCATCGTACTGCCTGCTGGCGCGGTAGAGGCTGCACCCTGGGGCGACACCGGGATAGCCGCCCGCTTGGCGAACACTGCTGGCCCATGAGTGCCACATCTTCAACCACTCATCGACCTGTGGTTCGATCATACGCATGTCTCCATCAGTTGCTTTGTCATGGCCAGTAAGTCGGCCTCGGTGAATCCGTGGTGTCTGGGGAATGCCTTTGTGCCAAGCCCATGCACCCCGGTGGCGCCTTGGTGGTGCTCCCAGCACAAAGGGATCAGCGTCTGGTAACCGCCCTTGCCCCAGCCTTGGCCTGCGCGCAGGTGGTGCAGTTCGACCGGGCCGGGTTCATGCGGCCCATGGATGCGCAGGCAGGCCATGCAGCCCATCAGGGCGAGGCGCGCTTTGTGTTGTTGCTCAGCTTTGGACATTGCAGGCCCTCGCCGCGCGGATCGCGCCCTCGATGTCGGTCACGATGGCCACGGGCCCACCAGTCCAGGCGCCGTGCCACACCAATTGATCCTCGGTAAGGCGGCGTTTGGATGGGCACTTGGTGCCGTCCTTCACCTCCATGAGCAATGTCTGCCCATAGGCGCCCACCAGCAGATCAGGCACACCATCACCCACGGCAGCCAGGCTCTGGACGGTGCACCCGATTTGCCGCAGGGCTTTGACGATGGCGGTTTGATTTGCGTCAATCTTGGCTGCCCTTCTCATTCGCTGCACCCCGCATAGACAAGGCACAGGCCGGCAACAAAATCCCTCGTGAGGATCAGGGCAAAGCCGGCGATGATTAAGTACGATTTCATGCATTGCCTTTCGTCTGCTCGACAAACGACCACATGAGTTGCTGGCTGATCCATTGGATGGAATACGCCTCAAACTCCGAGCCCGGCCTGCGCTCGTCCATGATGTCGTCGCGGGCGGTCTGGTAGACGTGCACGGCCTCATGGATCAGCAGACCGGCAACCTCAATGGGGTTGCGTCCTTGCCAGTCATCCATAGTCACGACGCATGCGTATTGCCCGTCACCCTGCCGATTGACGTGTGTGGTTGCGCCAGCGCCCGGGTTGATGAAGCTGCCGTGATCTTCCGTAGGGATGCCGCAATCGGCCATTGCTTTATGAAATGCCTTTTCCGTGAGGCATAGGCAAAGACGCGGACCCATAACAAGTGAGCGATCAAGCCACTGCATTAGTGAACCCCCATGGATGGCAGCGGGTGGTCAGCGTCGTAGATCCCCGTGTGAACGATTTCGCCATCCAGGCGCCAGCCGTTGGCATTGCAGATCTCCTCGGCCTCCGCCCACGTCGCAGCCTCTAGCACTTCGGAGTACTCGCCGTCATTCTCGAATCTGGTTGCTGCGTAGTTCATGCGTGCTCTACCTCCGGCGCAGTGAAGCGCACACCCTTGTCTACCCCGAAGGCACTCATCAGCTCCATGAGGTCGGTCATTTCGCGTACGGTCATCTTTGACGTGCTTTGCCCGATCACCACGAAGTCGCCGTGCAGGCCGGGCACCACGTCCTGCTTCTTCAGGCTGGCAGAGAACACGCACTTCCAGGCGTCGGGCGTCAACTTCTTGCCGTACCAGTCCACCTGGCGGCTGATGTCGGCGAGCATTGCCCACATGCGGGCGTTCTGCTCAAGGGAACGGGTGCGCTCCTTGACTTCGACCACCATGGGCTGTCCGGCCATCAGGTGCGCTTTGACTTGGAGCCACAGGGCCTGGTATGCCTGGTGGCCCTGCTGTGCGTTATGCAGGATGACTTTCATGCTCGCCCCTCAATCCAAGAAATCCGCTTCTTCGCCACATCCTCGGGCGCGTTGCTGCGCTTGGGGCACACCCGCTCAATGGTTGGGCTCTTGAAGGCATAGCCGCGCCGGTCCACCTTGCAGCTAATCAGGCCCTCGGTGCGCAGACGTGAGCCGCGCAGGTCCATGTGATTGCAAGATGCGCAGGTGTTCAGCCACTTGCAGTTGGGGGCGGTGTGCTGGTCGCTGCCACAGAGAGTGCACCTCATACGTCCCCCAACATTCCCGCCTTCATGGCGATTACCACAGCCTGCGTGGTCGTCTTGGCGCCAAGGCGAAACTTCACGTCAGACAGGAATGCGTCCACCGTGCAGGCATTGATACCCATGGCCGCTGCGGATTCCTCGCGACTCATGCCCATTGCTGCGTTGCGCAATACATCCTTCTGACGCTTGGTGGGCGGTGATTGGGTCTTGGTGGGGAAGCTCATACGTGGACACCCGCCAGCATGCCCAGGCGCTCGGCCCGCAAGATCACCTCGCAGAAATCGCCCTTGGCCTGGAACTTGACCCGGATCTCGCTTGAGATGTCTTTGATGCGGTCGTACGACAATCCCATTTCCCGGGCGATGCACTTGTTTGTCAGGCCGGTGGCCTTCAGGCGCAGAACATCGCTTTGGCGGTCGGTAAGGCTTGGCTTCATGCGTGCACCCCCACCAGGCGGGCAACGCGCTCAGCCACGCGAAAGATGCTTTGAACCTTCATATACTCGGGCGGCAGTTCGCGGGATGGTGTGGTGAGTTCCCAGGTCACGACAGCGCGATAGCCCTCACCCTGGTAGCGCAGCGCCGAACCTTCTTCAGCCATCGCAAAAAGGTGGGAGGTTGTGCCGCGCACTGAAATGCCGGACTTGGCGGCGATCTCGGTAGCCCTTGCCGGGCGGCCAATGCTGTTCATGGCCGATGCAATTTCCTTGCGGGAGGCATCCCTGGCGCGTTGGAGGCGTTCTTCGTTCTTGGTCATGTCAGGTCTCCGGTTATGCCGTTCAGAGCTCGGGCGATCTGCGCAGCGTCGGCCACGTACAGCCCCGTGCGAATGACGCTCAGGCCGTTTTGGCGATCGAGCGCTTTGTTTGCGTTGTGGTTCTTGAGGTCACCCATGCTGGCAACGACATGCTTTTTCTTGTCGAAGTCCCAGGCCACACAGCAATCAGAATGGCCACGGATCAAGCGGTGCTTGACCGCGATCTGGCGCACGAAATCAGCGGCGATCGCCTCGTTTTTGCAATCGCGCCCGGTAATGCGGTAAACCATGTAGCCTTCGCGCTCGATGAATGCTTGGCGCTTGGCATCCTTTGCCTTGTCTTGGTGCCGGGCTGCGCCGTCGCACTCAATGACGACCCCGGCAACCGGGTTGCAGAAGTCCGCGAAGAATGGGCCGATCGGAAATTGCGGGTAGAAAACCGCATCAACAGTTCGGATCTGCCCCCAGAGGTCGGACTCGATCGGCGACATGCGAGAGAAGCATTCCCACTCATACGGATCAACGCCCCACTCCGATCGGCCAGCGTCCAGAATCTCCGATCGGTAGGCGCGGTAGTGCTTCGCTGCCTCTTCAAAGCGCGTCAGTTCAGTTGTCATTGAAGCCCTTTCGGCTGTTCATGGGTTGTTGTGGGGGGTTGATGTCTGCCGTGCTCTCGGCCCAGCGCTGGTATTGACCGAAGAAGGACAGGCCCACCTCCATCAATCGGCCTTGTCTGTTCTTGTCGATGCCGCAGCCGACAATCCGGTGGTCGCCCAAGTCGCGGACTGGCCAGAGGAACATCACCACATCGGCGTCTTGTTCGATCGCACCAGAGTCGCGCAGGTCCGACAACATGGGGCGCTTGCTTTGGCGCTGCTCGACTGCTCGGTTCAGTTGGGATAGGGCAATGACGACCAGGCCCATGTCCTTGGCCAGCGACTTCAATCCACGGCTGATCTGCTCGATTTCCGCGTTTCGGTTGTCGCCACCACCCGCGCACAGTTGCAGGTAGTCCAGCACCAGCAATTTCAAACCGGGGACCATGCGCGCCTTGGTGCGGATGTCCATCAAGGTCAAGGACGCCTGATCGTCGATGGAGTAAGGGAGCGCCGAAAGCCTGTCCATTGCCTCAGAAGCGCGGGACCAGTCTTCCTCACTCATCGTCCCGGACTGGATGGCGCCGTAGTCGATCCGGCCCATGTTGGCCGCAGCGCGATCGGCGAGCTCACCAGATGGCATTTCCTGGCTCAGGAACAAGGCGGGGCGCCCGTCGCCGCAGATCGTCAGCGCCAGTTGTTGCGCAAACGAGCTCTTGCCCACAGAAGGACGAGCGGCCAGGATGACCAGCGAGCCAGGCTTGAACCCGCCATTCAGGGCCTTGTCCAGCGATGGAATGTGCAGCGGCCACCCTGGCTTGACATCGCCGCGCTGGACAGAATCCCATTTCCCCGTCTGCTCGATCGCAATCTCTGCCACCGATCGCGGCGCGCTGCGCACAGCAACCCGCCCGATCGCGCCAACGAGCTGTTGGGCTTTGGCCAGCTTGTCGGGCATGGTGATCTGGGGATCTTCGGCAAAGCCAGCGATCGCCAGACCAGCATCGCGCATGCCGCGCTCGATCTCGCGTGACTTGACACGCTCAGCGTGAGTCTTAAGCCCACTGGCGCCGTAGCTTGACTGGACGAGCTCGACAAGGTATTCCAACTTCACCACACGCCCGATTGAGCGCAAAGCCTCGAAGACGGACAGCGGATCGATCGACTCGCCCTTGGCGGCAACGGCAGTGATGCCCAGCCAGGTATCGCGGTGGTCTTGATGCGAGAACGAGTCGGAGGTCAGGCCGATCGGCTGCACCACCTCGAAGCCTTCAGGCAGCAGCATCACCGCGCCCAAAACCCATTGCTCGGAGTGCAAGGACTGGTCAAACGTGCTCATGCGGGCACCTCGGCTTCGTGGTACGCGCCTTCGAGCGTCTTGACGAAGTTCTCGGACTTCACCAGCCAGTCAAGGCTGAGCTCAAATGGTCGGCGGTTTTGCGACTGGGTTTTGCCAGTGAGAAACGCCGACTGCCCCACGTAGTGAAAGAACTTTTCCCACCACGCCAACGCCTGGCGCTTCTTGTCCTCGCGCCACCGGGTCTTGAGGTGTTGAGCTCTTGCGGGGGTCCAGTCCCGCACCCGGCGCCCCATGGGCAGCACAGCGTGGTACAGGTCGATGATGTCTTGATGAGGGCATGCGTAGGGCAAAGGCTGACTTGTCTGGACGCCGTTTGCGTCAGCCGGTGGCGGGGGCGGGGGCGAAGAATCGGCGGAGCCGGTTTTCGCAATGTCTTCTGTCTGGGATTCAGGAATCAGGGAACAGGATTCAGGATTCAGCCCGATTGCCACGGTGTCGTCTTGTTGCTCGCCCGGTGTTTGCACAGTGCTTGCACCGTGCTTTATTGATGCAGTCTTGGGTGTTGCAACATTCCCATCACGATCAGGCAGCGTGCTTGCCTTTTCATCGCGGTGCGGGTTCTGATGTTTGGCGAAGCTCACAACCTGGATGTAGCGCTTCCCATCGTGTTCATACCGCTCAATCATGTTGATGGCGGCAAGTTGCGCCAGCATGGCGTCACAGTCCATGTTGTCGGCGGGGAAGAGCTCCATCTTGATTTGCTTGGGGCGATCTTCAAGGCGCCCTTCACGATCGGCGATGGTCCACAGGCCGATGAACAGCAACCGGGCTTCAAAGGAGAGCTCGACAAGGTCGGCATTCCTGAAGAATCCTGGCTTGATGTTGCGCGCACGAGCCACTTAGCACCCCTTACCCGTGATGCGGTAGGCCATGCAGGCGTTGCGGCCGTCCTTGTTCTTGACCCACTTGCGGTCAACCTTGTAGCCGTGCTCGCGCTCGATTTCGCCTGCGCGTTGACTCAGGCTGTAGAGGTTCAGCTTGGACACGGAGTCGGACAGGCTTACCCATTGCTTTTTCATCAAGGCAATGAGGCGGATGGTTTTGGATTGCTTGGTCATTTCGCGCCTTTCTCAGTGGCGATAGCGACAAGGGCGCGGCCAAGATCCAAGGCCATTTCCTTGGGCATGACAAGACTGATGGTCCCGAAGTACTCGATTGACTCCTTGCCAACAGTGCGCAGCTCGACGCACTCGGGCCCATCGCCGTAGTCGCCAACCTCAATGAAGGCTTCAGGGCAATGGACGCGGCGAATGATTTCAAGGTTGCTCATGGGTTCACCTTCGAGTTACTGCGCGTGATGCGCTGTTGACGGCATTCCACGGGCACAGCAATGGATGCGTGTGGGTCGCGTGGGCGGGGAGGGTTTAGTTCGCCTATGGGGCGGGTTGCTTGCTTGGGCAAGGGCTTTAGCTGGCTGATGTACGACTTGGAGAACGGGCTCATGCCATGGCCTTTCCGTGCATCGCGTTGACCAGAATCTGGCGCTCCAGCTCAAGTGCGGCGATGCGCTCCTTGGCTTCGCGCAATGCCTGCTCCGTTTCGGTTTCCTTCTTGCGAAGGCTGCGCAGGTCATAGCCACGCGAGTGCATCAGCCACAGCAAAGGGGCCTCGTTCCCGGCAACGTCCATGAACTTGTTCAGCTTGTCGTGCGGGAAAAAGTGAGACCGTGACTCACCCAGGATTCGAGACCACTGGGCGGGGGTCTCAACAATCCCGCCTGGGCAGGCAAAGGACTTGTCTGCTTTGCCGCTGATCGACTGGCACAGGTTGAGTGCCGATGTCATGTCGGTTTGCTTGACGATGTAGGCGTAATCCACTGACTGCATGGGGGGGCTCATAGCGAGGTTGTGTTGCATCGACTGGTCCAGTCAAAAGATGTGACTCGTTCTGTCTCGTTCGAAGTGGCAAAAAAAAGCACCATTGAGGCCATGGATACGAACTACGAAATCAACCTCTGGGCCATCGCCGCAGTCGCCGCGCTGTTAGAGCACTGCATCGAGCAAGCGCAAGAAGCGCAGGCATTCATTGACTTGATGTGGGGCGACTTCGAATGAGCCGCGCCACTGGAATAAAAAGCCCTGCCGTACTGGCCAGGGAAAGCCGCCGAAGCGGCAGGGAGGATTTGGGGCGCACGCCAGCCACCGACTACAACAGCGGCCCGACTACTACAACGGGCGGGGGCTGGCGTGCTGAACATGGCTTAGGCCTCGACGGCTTCGTAAGTGGCCGCGAATATGTCGGGCTTGCAGGCGTACAACTCGCCCTTGACGCCCTGGATGATGAAATCGTCCCAACCGACGTACATCACGCCTTCCATGGTGTTGATCACCAGTTGGTCGGTGCCGTGACTGTTCGGGTAGTCCGAGCACGACACCGCACCGGCTTCGCTGAAAGGCTTGTTCCACGCGGCGTTCAGCCATTCGGGCCATTCGCTGTTGTCGGTGCGGCGGGCCGTGGTCATCTGGAACGCCTCGATCACAACGGGCTTTTTACGGTAGAGGGCCATGTCATCTCCAAAGCCGCCAGAACCCGGGCGGCGTGCGGGGTTTGGTCATTCCTCGTCCTTGGCGTCAAGGCAGAGCCAAATGACGACGAGGCAGGTGGTGGCGAGAAGTCCGGCGATTGCGTACATGAATCACTCTCCAGCAATGAAGTTGCGAAGGCCCGTAGCAATGCCTGCCACAACATCAGCAGCAATAGCAATGAGGCCAAAGGGCACGGCGAGGATTTGGCGGAAGGTGTGCATTCAGGCCACCTTGGCGGCCTTGCGCTTGGAGGCCATCAGCTTTTGCAGCGACTGCCCCAGCGCGTACCCAGGCTGCTTGGTTTTGCCGCTCGCCAAGTCACTGATCGTCGGCTGAGCGCAGCCGCACTTCTCTGCAATCACAGCCTGACTAAGGCCACGTTCTTGGAGCGTTGAGATGATTGATTTCCAGTCCATGCCTCAAGAATATCGGATTCCCGATATAAGCGCAAGCGGATTTCCGATATTTCGGTGCGATAGGCTCATGCCAATGGCCAAAACCAAACCTTCCAGCAGCAGGGGGCGCACCCCCTATGGCGCGCGGCTTCTTGCAGCACGCAAGGCTGCGGGGTTGACGCAAACCGAGTTGGCCAAGAAGGCCGAGTGCCCGCTTAGCACCATCGCGGAGGCGGAAACAACAGGGGCTGGATCAACGTACACCGCCCAGCTGGCTCATGCGCTAGGTGTCAGTGCGCTCTGGCTTGCAACCGGCTCAGGCGCACGAGAAGTTGCTGCACCCATCAACGGCACACAAATGGCCTTTGCTGACCTCAGCGCCTATGAGGCGGCAATCGTCACAGCCATGCGACAGCACCCTCAATTTTCCGTGCAGGAATTGACGCAGATCAAAGACACCCTATCGGAAGCACTCGCAATTAAACGCTCTGGGGTAACCGAGCAAGATAAAGACCATCCAGTCGGTGTCTACTTCCAAATTGACAGGCGCACTCATACCAGGGCGCCAGATCAAGAACGCCGGGGAGGCGCAAATTGGACGGAAGTAAGTACATATTCGGAGCCGGGGCCGAAGTCATCAGCACGTCAGATGAACCCGAGGTCGGCGAAATGAGGCGCGCCGCCTACCACGTCATAGGGGAGCAGCTTTCCCAGGACACCATCGAGTGCCTGGAGCGGCTTCTACATGAGGCAAAGGCCGGCAAGATCATCGGCATTGCCTTCGCGGCGCTGATGAAGCGGCAGCACTACATTGCGCATAGCTGCGGCGAGGTTGGCCGCCAAAGAGTTCTAACGAGGGGCATCCTTCGGGAGCTGGACGACAAGTTATCCAAGGATCATCAACATTAACCACGCCCAAGGAGGCATCATGAAGAAACTCATCATTAGCGCGCTGTTAATCAGCGCAACTGCGAGCGCGCTCGCGGCAACAGCCTTCTTCACAGGGCGCCAAGAACAGGTGCAGACCGTCACTTACCAGATGGCCTGGAAGTGTGAGTACAACTACGCAGGAAATACATTCTGGCGCGTCTTCAAGAATTCGTGCCCATCTTCAGTCGAAGTCGAGTAGCCCCTCAAGCACTGCCACCAAGCCCGCCACGAGCGGGCTTTTTAACGTCGGTGCGCACCCCTAAGGCTAGGGAGCTCTGTCGCTGTTACAAATTATTTGCGCCAAATTATCGGAAATCCGTTGACAAGTTTTATCGGATTCCCGATACTTCATTCATCGACTCAAACAACGGAGCGGGAATGAAGACCAAAGCACTGGCCGCCTTACTGGCCCTGACGATCACAGCGGCAAGCGCTGATGAGTGGACCGGCCAAGACAAGACGCAGCACGCCATCGGCGGCTTTGCGATTGGCTCGCTCACGACTGCATTGACCAAGAGCAAGACGGCTGGCTGCCTGGCTGGCTCTGCTGTGGGTTTGGTCAAGGAGTTGGCCGACAGCCGCAGCGACAAGCACACGGCCAGCGGCAAGGACTTCGCAGTCACCGCTCTCGCATCTTGTTTGGGCGCTCAGTTCTCGGGCTTGTTCATCAGCCCGAATCGCATCACCTACCGCAAGGAGTTCTGACATGGACACCGAAACCAATCTCACGCAGCAACAAGCCGACGCGCTTGAGCTTGCCTACCCAATGCACGCCAACTGCCTGCAAGCGCTGGTCACCAAAGCCGAGCAAACGCACGGCGTGACGGCGCAAGAGAAGGCCGCGATTCTGGCGCTGCCTTGCATGTGTGTGGATCACTTGGCGGGGGTTGCATGAGCAATTCACAAACCCAAACCGCTACTGGCCTTATGCACCCGAACAATTGCCGCGTTGCTTGCGATGCCGAGTCGTGCAAATGCAGCCCAACGCGCCAGGCGATGAGCGCCGCAGATGCGCCCGACGACCTCGTGGAGCGCCTGACCGACGAGGCCGATTTGTGCATCAATGACGGCGCCGATGACATCGCCAAGCTGTTGATGTCGGCGGCCAGTCGGATTGTGAACTTGACGGAGCGCGAGCGCCGCTGCCCAGCAATGGAAGAGGCAGAGTCCCGCGCTCTGCTTCGCGGCCTGATGGGTTGCGCCGATGAAATGGGCCTGTCGTATGAATCAAGCCCTGCGGCTGTCGTTGATGCGCTGCAATGCCTCAAGCGTCGGCACGCGCAAATGATGCTGAGCGCAGAAGCTCAAGCGGACGAGCGAGAAGGCAAATTGCGCGCCTGGATCGAGGTCGAAGGCGAGCGCAGTGATACCTGTACGAGATCAGTCCTTGGCAAAACGTGCAGCTACTGTAAGTGCGGCCGCATCACTCAGGCCACTGATTCTGGAGCCCAGTCATGAGCGCCCGCCACCCTGCCGTATCAACGCATGGCGCAGTGCAAGACATGGTACGCATCGTTGGCGCTACTCCCGTCGATCACAGCCAATACGCAATCGAACTCGCCCGCTCTGAGGCTTGCGCCAATCACGACCAGTTGACCGACTGGCTGGGCGCGATGTCGATGAACCAGACGTTTGCAGCGCCTTCGCGCAAGGGCCTGACGCTGGATGAACTGAGCGTGCCTGACCTGCTGGTGTCGCTGATGGAGTGCGATGACAAGGCCCTGCCCCTGGTTCGCATGACGCTGCGTGATCGGTATCTCGAAGCGCATGCCAGCGAGATTGACAAGCGGGCGCATGAGATTGAAGCGAACTTGAGCGCGGAGGACTTGCAATGAACTACCTCAAAGCCAAATCCATCGACTTCGCTCTGTTCTGGGGCATCAAGGTTCCGGCGTTCATCACGCGGGTTGCTGCGTCTTTTCCTGCCGCGCATGTTGCCGACCGTGCTGCCCTGTTCATCCTGGCTGTGGCGCTGCCTTACATCTGGTGGACGCGATGAACGACCACACCAAAGACCGCCACGCGCACCAAGCGCAGGTTTACCAGCTCATGCCGCGCGGGAATGACTTGCACCGGCACTTCACTGCACCCAGCTACAGGCCGCCAAAGGTGACGCCCAAGCGCATTGCTAAGCGCGCTGGGGTTGTGGCTCTGGTGATGGTTGCGGTGTTCGTTTACTTCAGGTTTCAGCTTTGGGGGATTTACAAATGAGTAATGCACTGACGACGCTAACGCAGAAGTTAGCAAGCCGCCTGGACATGGGCGACGGGACAGAGTTGGTTTCGACGCTCAAGGCCACGGCGTTCAAGGGCCAAGTGTCTGACGCCCAGATGACCGCCTTGATGGTCGTGGCCAATCAATACGGACTGAACCCCTGGACGAAGGAAATCTACGCCTTCCCCGACAAGAACAACGGAATCATCCCTGTTGTCGGCGTCGATGGCTGGTCGCGGATCATCAACAGTCACGCGCAGTTTGACGGCATGAAGTTCGCCCAGGATGAGCAGTCCTGCACTTGCATCATGTTCCGCAAGGACCGCACGCACCCGGTGGAGGTCACTGAGTACATGGCCGAATGCAAGCGCTCGAATGTGGGCCCATGGATGAGCCACCCTCGCCGGATGTTGCGCCACAAGGCCATGATTCAGTGCGCCCGCTTGGCCTTTGGGTTTGGCGGCATCTACGACCAAGACGAAGCCGAGCGCATCGCCGAGGCCGACGCGTCAACGCAATCACTGCGCGCCGCACGGAATCCGCAAGCCGCAGCGGGCCAGAACGCCCCCGACGGCTTGGCCGACTTTGAGGGCGAGCACCTTGACGCCATGCGCGCCGCCGCCATGAATGGCCCTGACGCATTGGCCGCAGCTTTCCAAGCCCTGCCCAAGGGCCCGCACAAGGTGGCTTTCTGGCAGGCGCATCAGAACGAACTCAAGGACGCCGCCGCCAAGGCGACAGTCATCGACGCGGAGGCGCAGCAATGAGCATCATCCAAGGTTCACCCGAATGGTTTGCGCAGAGGTTGGGCAAGGTCACGGCTTCGCGCCTGGCCGATGTCATGGCCAAGGTTAAAGCTGGTGAGGCCGCAGGACGCGCCACGTACCGCGCCGAACTGGTTGCCGAGCGCCTGACGGGCAAAGCCGCCGAAGGCTTCAGCAATGCCGCCATGAAGTGGGGCACTGAGTGCGAGCCACTGGCCCGCGCTGCCTATGAGGCTGAATTCGGCCTGCTGGTGCAAGAGGTGCCAATGATCGCGCACCCGCACATTTCCATGTCAGGCGCCTCGCCCGATGGCCTTGTGTCGATTGATGGGCTGATCGAGATTAAATGTCCAGAGACCAAGAGCCACATTGACACGATCCTGAGCGGCGAAGCTCCGTCAAAGTACATCCCGCAAATGCAATGGCAAATGGCCTGCACTGGTCGCGCCTGGTGCGACTTTGTGAGCTTTGACCCGCGCATGCCCGCAGACATGCAGATGTTCGTGCGCCGCGTGCTGCGCGATGACGAGCTGATCCGGGCCTATGAGGCTGAAGTGGTCGCGTTCCTTGCGGAGGTTGACGCAACCGTTTTGAAGCTCAAAGCCTGGAAGCAAGCCGCCTAAGCCCTTCCGAAGCCGGTGATGCGCCTGCCCAAATTCGCTTCGGTGGATTCGTAGATAACTACTGGCGCAGACAGGCCCGGTTGCGCGGGCATAGGGCACCAAACCTAACCCCTGGGGCGCGGCAAAAGCCACTACCGGATTTGTCCGGGCGCCCCACCACTATTTGGAGATTGAGATGAGTAATGAACTTGACGCGCTGATTTTGGAGAGCCTGAAGGATCGGCCACGTCAGTTCACGGCGCTTCATACCGGGGCCGTGCGTGAGGAATGCGACCGCCTTGAGCGGGAGTCAATCAACGGCGTTGGCCTGAGCGGGTGTAAGCCGTCATTTCGATTCTTGGACGGACGACTGCAAGCGCTCCGTCGCAAGGGTCTCATCCAATACGACACAAAGAAAGGCTGGGCACTGCAATGACGACCCCCACCACCCCTGCCGCAGATGCGGTGAGAGAAGCGTTTGAGGATTGGGTTCGCAAGCAAGATTGGTTTGAGCCCTACTTTTTGTACCGTCGCGACATGGCGGGCTCAACTCGGATCGGCCAATACGTCCAGGGCTGCATAGAGATTACTTGGGGCGCATGGCAATCAGCCACCGCCCGCGAGTCAGCGCTAGTAGCAGATCGGGATGCGCTTAGGGCTGCTTTGCTGCAAGCCGCTCGTGATGTCGAAGACCTGAAGCGTCCCGTCCACATGGACGATCCTGAGAGCCCGCAGGCCGCCCGCAACTCGCTTTACATGAGCATTGCGGCAAAGGCGCTGGGCGCGCTTGCTGACACTTCATCGCGGGGGCGGCATGACCATGAATGATCGCCTGCGTGAGGCTGGCATCAAGACCATTCGCGCAGAGGATGGCGTGCTGTTGAGTCGCAATGGCATTGCCGTGCCTCGACCTCATGTCGATAACTGCCCAGACCTCTGCTTGGTAGCGTTCAACGTGGTCATTGGCGGGAGCCCCGAACAGGACGCCCCAGCACTGGCCGCTCCTGCGGTGGAGGGTTAGACATGCGCAACAGCAAAGGATCGCTTCTCGCTGCGGCGGCAATGATGGCCGCGATTGCCTCAGCACCGGGCGGCCCGCTCGATTACCACCTGGACGACGCGCCCGGCAGCCACAAGGCCAAGGCAGCACGCGGCAAATCCAGCCACAAGCAAAACGCCCGCAAGAATCGAAAGGCTCGCAAATGACCAATCCAACACCCCGCGACAGCGCGCAGTTGCCGCCCTTGCAAGTTGATGCGCTCGCGCAAACACTGTTCGCCGCGTGGCAGAAAACGCCACACAGTGAAGATGACGGCGAGTATTCATTCAAGACTCTGGGCGAAATGTCCAGCACCTACAGTGATGCTTGGCGATCAGTGGCCCGCGAAGCCCTGCGCGCTCAGCCCGCAACAGCGCCCAACCTCGCGTGCAAATCTGCCCAGGCCAGGTTGGCTACTCAATGGGGGTATGTGGGGGCCGCAAGCGTGGAGCCGGTGATTGACTTGCCGAAAGCTCACGAAGCGGTTCGCAAAGTTTTGCGGCACCACGGCCTGACGAAAGCGGGCGACGGTGTCGTTGAAGCGGACTTGATCGCGGCTATCGTCAAACTCTACGCAGGCGCACAACCTGCCCACATCCCCGCTGATGCAACCCAGCCGCAAGCCGTGGCCGCAAGCTCGCCTGCAACGGCAGTGGATGCGGTGGATGATGACGCCATTGATATGGTGAGCAAGGCACTGCGCCGCGCATGGCAACTGGGCCAAACCTACTGGCAGCAAGCCGACAGCGAATCGTACAAGCAGCAAGCGCGATCCGACAAGACGCAGGAAATGTTCAACCTGCTGATTGAGGAAACCCGCGCAGCCCTGCAAGCATCCCGCCAGCCCCAGGCGCAGGCGCAGCAGGGCGGGGGTGAGGGCGAGGTGGGGTATCTCTACGGCTTCGATCGCAGTGACTTGAGTGCGATGGCAGATGGCCTTGATTGCCACGAGCAGACCGTTGATGGGCTGCAAACCACAACTGCCGCCGCTGCTCAGTTCATCCGCGCGGCCCTGCAAGCATGTGCGGGGGATGACGCCAAGATTCTTGAATGGCTTCTGCCCAACATCCATCCAGCTAATTTCGGGTTGGACTATGACAAAGAGCACTACGAAAACGACGTAGTCGGCGCCTGGAAGAAGGCGATCTTGAACGACCTTGCCACCAAGGAGCAGCGCTCATGAGCACCGGATTTAAGTTGACCTTGATGCGATGCCCACATGGTGCTGAAGCCATAAGCCTCGATACCGAAGAGGGCGGCACGCGCCTCACTGGCTCCAAGTGCTGCGGCCGATGGACCAACATCAGGGAGTGGCCCATGTCGTTGCGCGATTTGAGGGGTGCCGCCGAGGAATTTCACAACGCTCACAACGAAGCATTGGAGGCCAACAATGGCTGACCAGCAACCCGAAGCAGAAAAGCTCGCCTACGACCTCGATACCGAGTATTTCCAGGGCCGGATCACAAACCACACAGGACGCAAGGCGGCTACCGAGTTGCGGCGCCTGCACTTTATTGAGGTCGAGCTCCGCGCCCAGGTCGAGCGCCTGCAAGCTCAGTCCGAAATGCGCCGAGTCGCACTGCTGGACGAAATGCAGAAGGCGAAGCGCCTGCAAGCCGCTGGGCGGGTGGCAGCGCCTGCTCTTGAGGATCTGGTCGTGGCGCACACGATCACGCTCCACCCGCCCGACACCTTGGGCTTCGGCCACCCCTGGCGCGCTCACACGCAGATACCAGAGCCGGACGGAGAGGGCTTCGCTGGGGCATGCGGTGAGGGCGATTCGCCGATGGCAGCCGCACTGGCCGCAATCGCGAGCGGCCTGACGGTGGGCGGCATCCAGGCCAACGGGAGGGTGGATTGATGAACATCAGAACGATGAGCGCCGAACAGCGAATTGCGTGGGGGCGTCACGAGCTGGCGGAAATGCGCCACGGCAAGCCAAAGTCTCACCAGGAGTTTATGGCCGCGATGGAGTTTGCGCAGATCCGGCAACGAGCTATTGGCGCATCGGCCGCAGACGCTCGAAAGATTATCGAAGAGGCCAAGGAGGCGGATCGGCAACTGGTGGCCAGGTTGGCCATGCCCCACGACACCGCAGTCAAACCCAAGCCACAGGACGAGTACTGACATGACCACCGACACACTGGCCAAGCTGGCCGCCTGCCCGTTCTGCGGCGATGAGCCAAAGACGACAGAACGGCCAGACAATATAGACGGCACCGAATTCTTCTATGCAGTGATGTGCTACTGCGGTGGGTATTCGGCAACCGCCCACAAGATGGCGATACGGAAAACGCCCGAGCAAGCCAAGGCTGATGCAGTCGAAGCCTGGAACCGCCGCGCACTCACAGCGCAAGCACTACCCGCTGCCGAGCCGTTCGGTTATTTCAAAGCCGAGCCGTTTGGCTGGGTGAACTGCGCGGAAACTGACGACGGGGCGGTTGCTCTGTACGAGCGGCCCGCCTCACAATTCACCGGCGCATTCACGGGCATCGCCGCACGCAAGCTGGCAGAGCTGGCGGACCAGGGCTACCGGGTCAACGGGTACAGCCTGATGCACGCAGAGACCAGGGCGCGCGGCTTCATCGATGACGGCGGCTTTGTGGGCTGGTGGAGCAACCGGGATCATGAGCAGGCAGCCACACCAAAGGCAGCACTGGTCGCAGAGTTCGGCGAACGCATGGCAGGGTACAGCGAGGGGTTTGACGACGGCAAAGGCGTGGGGGAGAGGCAGGCAGCGCAAGCCACTGCGGGGGTTTACTTGCAGGTTTACCGCTGCAAGATCAAAAGCCGCAGCCAGATCAAGAAGGAGATCCCGCGAGAGCATCAAGGCTGGTGGGCTGATGTGTCGGCCGGCCAGGTGCTGAACCTGCGCCAGGCAGTGCAGGCCGATCTTGACCGATGCAATCTAAGTGGCCCACGCAGCCGCAACCCCGATGACTACATGTGCGAGACCTTCGCGCATGGTTCGCTGGTGTCAAAGGTCGCGCTCGAGTACATGAACCCGGAGCAGCATGTGTTTGCCATCGTTGCCGCGCTCCCACAGCCACAGCCCCAATCGGCGCAGTCGAAGGGGGATGCGTAATGGCCGACATGATTGATTGCGGCGAGAGCGTGCACGACTCGTGGGCAAAGGGCTCCGAACACCAAGTGCGATGGCTTGGGCCCTACGACGCCAACCTTGATGTTGATGAAGTTGTCAGCCGTCTCGACATGAACAAACTTACTGCCGAGGCGGTCAATAGATTCAAACGCGGCTTCCTGCGAGCCCGCGAACTTCATCTTGCGAAAGGCACCCCATGACCCACCCCACGCAGGAAGACGACGTGAAGGCCATTCGGGACGCGCTGGCACTTGGGTCTACGCCTGGGCCTTGGCGCATTGGCAACAGCGATGGATTCGCCGCGATTGTGCGGAATGACGCAGGCGACATCATCACGCCTACGGGGCCAAGGGCTGCGGATGCCTCCCACATCGCAGCCTGCAACCCCGCCCGCATTGCCCGCCTGCTCGCCAGGCTGGAACAAGCGGAGCGGGACAAGGATGCAGCGGTGCTGGCTGAGCGCGAAGCGTGCGCGGTGGCGTGCGACAGCCTCTATTACGCGCACATCGGCCCCGGGTTTGGCGAGGTCCGCCACGGCATTGCAGCCTGTGCCGCAGCCATCCGCCAGCGCGCAGCTATTGCCAGTGAGGCCAAGCCATGAGCGGGGTCGCTGTTTTGTTCGCCCGCGCTGACTCGCATTACAAGGCGCTGACTGGCGTTGATGTTTGGGATGAGGCCCGCGATGCTAGGGGCTGGCCGGGTGGTGCGCCGCTGGTGGCCCACCCTCCATGCAGGCTGTGGGCAAAGCTGCGTCAGTTCGCCAAAGCCAAAGATCCTCAGATGGAGCGACAACTGGCGATTGACGCCGTGGCCCATGTTAGGCGGTTTGGCGGCGTGCTTGAGCACCCAGCAGAAAGCACCCTATGGGCACACAGGAGCCTCCCGCGCCCTGGCCGCGCACCTGATGAGTTCGGAGGATGGACCGCACAAATCAGGCAGTGCGATTGGGGGCACAAAGCCGAAAAGCTGACATGGCTCTACATCGTTGGCTGCCACCCCGATGACCTGCCGTCCATGCCGCCGCCCGGTGAGCCTACCGGGGTAATCAAGCCGCAGCGCGGAGTCCCGCGAACACTCAAGATCGTGACAAAGGCAGAGCGCGAACATACGCCGCCAGATTTCGCGCAATGGCTGGTTGACCTAGCCGCTCGCTGCAAACCAAAGGAAGCCCCATGAACCCCACCAGCAGAGGCACCCGCCCTCGCCGCGATGAGAGGCGAAAAGCGCGCGATGAAAAGCGCAGGTCTGCCACCCAACACACAGGACAGAGCAATGCAAAGTGACAAAGACCTGCTGATGCTGGCGGCCCAAGCATATTGGGCTGGCGAGATTGATGATGTGGTCTCCATTGAATGGAGCGATGAGGACAACGGAGTGCTCTACACGCACGCCGACAACCAGGATCACAACGGGACCGACCTCACCTTTGTGTGGAACTCGCTTGAGTCGGGTGAGGATGCTCTGCGCCTGGCGGTGAAGCTGATGATGAGCGTCGAAATTTCCGAGCACGAAGCATCGACCTATGCTTATGCCGGGCCAGCAGATCGTGTCTATGCAATGGAGCTTTGGCGCAATGACAGGGACGCAGCCACCCGCCGAGCCATAAC